TCCCGCTTTGCGATCTCTTCGGCCGCGTCGTCGAACACCTTGCTCAACGGTACGATCCTCAGAATCGGCCTCTCGCGTGTCTCGCTGTTGTTCCAACACCCCGCGATCAAGCAGTCCTTCGTAGCTGGCACACCATGCTCGCAGAATCGCACCCCGGACGACACCCGCTTTGGTGAGCGGTTCGTTCCAGCCAACTCGGGCGGGAATGTCTCGGCTGACTTCTTCTTGCGGCGTACGAACACGTCGCAGGGGCAGAAGCCGCTCGCATCTTCGAGGTACACTACGCATCCTTTCCCTTTGCCGCCCGAGTAGTGGTTCGAGTCATCGTGCCCGCATCCCTGACACTTGCGTCCGTTCTTGTCCGCGTCTCGCTTCGGTGCCTTGCGGAGCGCGATGCACGCGTCACAGACAACGAACCGAATCTCGATTGTGTACCCGTGCGGGCACTTCCCTTGCTTCGCAGACATCTCACCGATAGCCCCCGCTCGGTGGCCCCTTTCGCTTGTCGATCGTCAGCGCGATCTCTTGCATGTCGTCGAGCGCCATCTGCCCGCGCCGCCAGTAGCCCGTGCACTCCACGATGTCCTGAGGCACAGTCTTGTTGTCGAGCGCGCTACACCGCACGATCGTCTCGCGATGCTCGACATCTCCGCGCGTCATGATCAGCGCACGCGAGCACGTGCGGCAGATGCCTCTGATCTCCGGCTTGCCCGCGTACTCGTCGTCAACGTTCTGAAGGCCCTGTGCCCGCGCGACTAGACAGATGTCTTTCTCTTCGCTCATGCGTTCCTTCTCCTGTACATGCGTCGGCAGTCCTTGCAGTCTGTGCGTGGCGGCAGGATGCCCTTGTACCGCTTGTGCACCTGACACTTGAACCGGTCCGTGTTCGACGCGATCTTCGTGAGCAGCCTCGGTATCTTCCGCGTCTCGTTGCATCGGAGCGGGTTCGTGTTGTCACGGATCACCTTCAGCAAGTCGCGGATGTCCATGAGCAACGCGACCTGAACATGCGAGCCCCATTCGAGCGCCCCGTCCGGCAGGTTCCAATCGGCGAATGCGTGTCGAGCCATCAGCGATCCTCCACGTCGATTGCGTTCTGATCCGCGACAGCTTGTGATGCAAGCAGCCGTTCCTTGTACCACTCGGCCATGCCCGCCGTGATGCCTCGGCTGATCTGCGGCCAGGCCCACGCGAACAACTTCGTCTTGATCTCTTCCTCGAACTCTTCCTTCACGTCATGCGGCACTTCGATGAACAGGTTGCCGATGTCGCGCGGCGAGCCTTCGAGCCTGCCCGACTCTTCGAGATGCTGTACGGCTTTCGACCACCGCGCCGGGGTCCGCAGCCAATTGATGACTTGCTGCACGATCTCGCCTTGCTTTGGGTTCTCGTCCTTCCAGGACACGTCGTGCACTTCCTTGAAGGAGTCGCTGACGTACTTGCCGAACAGAATCTTCTTGTCCTTGCCGAACCGGGTGTAGTTCTTCACCACGAACCCTTCGATCTTCTGTCCACCGAGAACGCTCGTGCGGTCCAGGAAACTCTTCAACGTCTCCATGTCAGTGACCCAGCCCTCGTACAGGAGCGGCACCGTTTCGAGCCCGATGCGCTCGGCTTCGGCCATCTTGTCGAAGTACGGCAGGTAACGCTCTTCACCGATCGAAATGTCGAAGACGATCAGGTTGTCCTTCGGTACACGATCGTACGCGAGCGCATTGTGCTTCGGCTTCTGAAGGTACTCGGCCCGGTATGTCCAGCCGGGTGTCAGGTCCTTCGAGCGCGCCAGCACGGAGTCGATTGCGCGTTGGAACATCTTCTCGCTCGATACACCATCGGGCGACACGAAAATCTCGCGTCCCTTCGAGCGGACTTTGATCACGTCCGGCCCGACCAACTCCCCGAGCACGTTCAACTGGTGGAACCGGCCGAACGAGAACTGTGAACCGTCCACTTTCTCTTCGACCGTCACCGGATCGAGGAACAGCGTGGTGAGCGCATTGTGCCCGAGCGCGAACGACGAAGCGTAGCTGTGCCAGGAACTCATTAGTGCGGCCCTCCGTATTCGCCTTCACCGTATCGTTGGTTGTCGATCTCTTCGAGCCACTGTGCTTCGATTACGAACGGATCATCCGTGCACTCCTGGAAACGATGCAGCACCGCGTACTGACCGTCGCTGTACTGCTTGTAGGGCGCAGCTTGATAGTCGGTCTCGAACTTCCGCGCTCCCTGGATCGCTGCCTCACACACTTCGCGGGTCGGGTACGGCCCCATGTACTCCGCGTGCATGTACGGCGGAGCCGCAGTCACGATCAGCATGAAGGTCCAAGCCGCGACCGGCATCACTTCTCCGTGTAGCCCACCGGGCGCGAGCCTTCTTGAAACCGGTAGCGTACGCCGCAGTTCTCCATCGCCGCCACACCGAGCGCCGCCACCTTGCGCGTCGTGTTCAGAGCGAACTCAGTCGCGAACGGCTCTTCGCGCCGCGCCATCACGTGAATGGCCTCTTCGACATAGTCCTTCATGTACACGAGCCATTCGAGAATGTTCTCGTGCCGCCCGGCACTCGCCGTCACGTCCGGCGTCCACTTCGAGTCCTGGTAAGCACGCTCGCCGTCCAGTGCTCCGTACACTTCCTGTCTCGTCGCTTTCATCGATTGTCCCCCTCCGCTCGAATGACGTTGCGCCTCGTTCTGTCCGCCAGCTTCTCGACGTTCCACGCCGCGATGTCGCTCAGCTTGATGCCCAGCGACGAGGCACAGAACGCGATCATCCGCACAACCTCGGCGAGCATCCGAGCCAACTCCAACTCCTGCTCGAACGTCAGCACGTCGGTCTGACCGTTGCGGTAGTACTTCTTCACCTTGTCCACCGTGCGCCCGACCTTCGCTGAGAGAGCCTGCGAGTAGTGCGTCACCGAGAACGTCGGCACACCGACGTGCTCCTGATAGTCGTCGAACGTGACAGAGAGCAGGTAATCGTACGGCTTCACGCCGATCTTGTAGAACGATCGGATCGCGTACCACAGCACGTCGCCCAATTCCTTGCCCATCTCGTGAATCGCGTCGAGTCCGGGCCACGAACGGAACGAGAAGTCGATCACCTTCTCAGTGAACTCGCCCGTCTCACCCGCGAGCCCGAGCATGTAGTACCACAGCGGCGTCGAGCCCTTGCCGTAGCTTTCCAGGCCCGACTGATCAAACGCGGCGATCATCCGGCTGTAGTCGGCGAACTCGAACTTCGAGCGATCACTCGGGATGTACTTGTCAGCCTCGATCGCCTTGATCACAGTTCCAGTGTTCTCCATTCGCTTTCTCCTTGGTAACGGTAGCGAACGGGTCCGCTCACCGTCACGAAAATGTGCGCGCCGAACTCGGGCTCGTGCTTGTACACGATCGTGGTGCGCGCGTCCCACTCAGCCTCAGCCACGCGGAGTCGCTTGTCCGCGAGGTTGTCGTCTCGAATGTGCGTCAGCGTTATCACCGGCTCCTCCGCCTTGAACTCACGGATGAAGTTGGCCCGGTGCGCGACCGTATCGACTTGGACTTGAATGCGAGCCATCATCCCCTCCACACGCCGATAGCACTGATTACGAACCACGCCGCGTTGAGCGCCAGCATCGGGTAGCTCTTCCGCTCCCAGGAGTGAAACCCCATCATCAGGGACGTGATCATCCCGATGCCAACGTACGGGACCTTGCCGATCACGCCCACCGAGAACGCGATGTACGTGGCGAGGATCAGCACCATCGCCGCGTGCCCGATGACTGTGCTCCACGTCTTGATTGGCTGCGACATCACCGACTCTTGTCCGCGACTTCGTCTGTCGTGTACAGGCGCGGATCGCGGTTGCCGTATTGATCATCAATCGCGCGTAGGTGCTCGATGCGATCGATGATCGGCGGGATGAAGCGTGGCTTCGTCCCAGCGATCACGTACACGTGCTTGCGAAGGAACGCGATCGCATCCTCGACCGTCGCGAACTGCTTCGCGATGAACTTCCCCAGGAACGGGTGCAGCTTGAACATCTTCGTGTTTCCGTGTCCAGTGTAGTCCGGATCGAGGATCGCATAGATCAGCTTCTTGCGCGTGCTCGGTGCCGTGGCCCACCCGAACTCGACGAGCGTCCCGATGTTAGGGTAGCCCTGTGACAGCGCGCGGAAGTTGAACAGCACGATGTCCGACTCCTGCACGTAGAACTGATCGTGGTTCGTGATGAAGTCCGCGTCGGACGGCGCGCCGCTCACGGTCCAGTTCCCATCGGCGTCCATTGTCTTGCCGCCCAGCGGGCTCATGATGCTCACCGGGTGATCGCGGAGCGCGGTGATCACGTCTTCGCGCCACGCAATATCCTCGGGATGGTCGTCGCGGATCGCACCGGCTAGGTACATCCTCAGGACTTTGTCGGCCATCACTTCGCCCCTTTCAGCTTGTAGAGTTTGTGACCCGTCTCGCACACACGCCACTTCGGCCGCGTGCGTGCCGTCTTCGCACCGCAGTACCCGCAGAGCGGCGTCTCGAAGCGAAGCGTGTTACGAGACTTCGGTGCGCTCGCTCCGACTCTCTGATTCTTGCTGACCTTTGCTCCCGCCATCGCTGTCTCCTTTCAGTAGCCGCCCGTCGAAGTCACTGCTCAGATACTCGACGATCCGTTTGTACATCTCGATCTCAGTGTCTCGTGCTCGCCCCACTCGGTGTCGATTACAAACGAAACACAGTATCCCGCGCACCCTGAACGTCGCGTGGCAGTGATCGACGAAGAAGATCACCGGCTCACCTTTGTCGTCAACAGGAAGCCGCTCACAAATTTTGCAGCGGCCACCTTGAAGCGACAGCATTTCCTCATACTGCTCTAGCGTGATGCCGTACCTTTTCAGCAACAGCCTGTTACGTCTCCGCCGCTTGACATCATCTAGTTTGGCGCGTGTCCGGTTGTACTCCCTTAACTTCTCGCGGTTCAAGTCGCGCCACGCCTGACTGCGTTTCCGTGCGTGATACTTGCACCAGCCTACCGGTCGTCCTTGGTCTCTGACTGCACGGCAGTCGTCACATAAGTCTGGTGACCGCCTATCCGGACGCGGCACGCCTGCGTCTTTCCGTTTCGCTCGTGTACTGCCATCAGCCCGAATCGTCACTCCGCGAGCGTAGCCTTCACCCGCTCCATCTCGACTTCGAGCATGTTGACCCACACCTGGATCGTGTCGTCGAAACTGTTCTGCGCAGCTTCGTTGAACCACGTCTCCACGAGCCACTTCGCGACAGGCTCGGAGACTTCGAGATGCGACGGGTAGGCGCGAAGCTGAACCTGTAGCTCGCCCCACCATTTGCCCGGCTTCGTTCCATCCGCGAGCACGCGCGGGATCATCGGAACATCGCCCACCATGTACCGGGCGCGGACCGCCAAGTGCAGGAGCGTCGCGCTGACTCGCCGTGAGAACGGTTCCAGCTTGTCGATCTCTTCGTTCTTGATCCGGTTCGCCATCTCCAACACTTCGGCCTTCGTGATCTCCTTCGGCACGAGGGTCAGAGCACTCTCGATCCGGCTCTTGATGGCCTCGACTTCGTTTCTGTCGAGGAACCTCTGTCGGTCGTCACTCTTTAGCTGATACGCTAGGTCCAAATTGATGTTCACCGCTCCATGTCCTTTCGCGCGTGTCTCGCGCCGTGTTTCGATCTTGTCTCGCATCAGCCGCCAAGGTTTCATGTAGTGTCGCCCGGCTCGGTGTTTTGAGCCGGGCGTTTCTCCTTTGCTTGTGCTCGACTCCGGGTTAAGGAGTCTGCGGGCCTCGATCCAGCTTCGTCGTGCTTGGGCGCGGGTCGCTGAGCGGACGCTCGAACGTGAACCCGTACCGGCTCATGCACTGCTTCAGCCACACGCTGTTGTGCACCACGCCGTAGTAGCTGTAGCTGAAGCTACCGTTCGTGTACAGCGTGCCCAACTCCACGTCGAGCCGCTGCGAGTCCCTGCACGCGCGGAACACGTCGTACGTGTACTCCTGCGCGGGGGTCAGGAAACGAGTGCCCTTGCGCTCACCCGGCTTCACGATGTCGCCGCGACCGGTTCCAGGGACGCTCACGCTCATGCCACCGTCACCACCGACCGACATGGAGCCCGTCGAAGAGGATGAGCCGCCCTTGCCGCCGCCGTCGCCACCACGCCCACCACCATCGCCGCCATGTCCGCCGCCGTCACCGCCATGCCCACCGCCATTGTTCCCGCCACCGTTGCCGTTCCCGCCGCCGTTGTTGCCGCCATGCGAGCCCGTGTTCCCGGCGTTGGTCCCGTTGCTTCCTTGGTTCCCGCCGCCTTGATTGCCGACGCCGTTGCCGCTGTTGCCGGAGCCGCTGTTGCCAGCCCCGCCGCTGCCACCGACACCGTTCGAGGAACCGCTGTTACCGCCGCCGTTGCCGCCCTTCGCGGCAAACGACTCGGCAACAGGCGCGAACACCATCGCCACGATCGCCACCAGTCCGATCAGTCTCTTCATACGCCCCTCCTGTTGTTTGGTCGTTGCCGCGTTGCGGGCGGCTCCGCTGGGTTGAAGTACCCTTCTACCTAGTTAGGTAAACTGCACAGTCGCCCCGTTTTCGTCGTACACGATTGTCCACGTCACGTCCGGATTCGCGAGCCCTGCTAGCTCTTCGCTATGCGTGATCAATAGCACCGTGCGCGTCTTCGCCTGAGCCCGGAGCCACGCACAGGCCATCTCCTTGCCCCGGCTGTCGAGCGCATCGAACGGCTCGTCGTACGCCTTCAGCGGAAACGGCCGGGCGCTTCGACTTTCCGATAAATCCTGGACCGCCGCGAACGTCGCCAAGTCTACACGCCTGTCCTGTCCGCCCGAGCCCGAGTCGGGACCTTCACCGCCCCATGCCCAGGTCGGCGTGAACGAGATGCGCTCCTTCGTGCCGCCTTTCTTCAGCGGGGTTGTTGCCGCCATGCGGTTCGTTGCCTCACCCGCCGTCAAGGCTTCCAGGTGTTCGACCATGCGATCGTTCACGAAATCGGCGACGTTGTCCACCATGAGCGACCGGATGCCGCGATCGCTGAACGCGTCTACACAGTACTCGGCCAGGTCCACCGCGATCGCTGCCTTGTCCATCCGCCCACGCTCACGAGCGATTCGCGCCGTCAGGAGTGTGACCTTCTCACTCGCGCGGGCCAGAGCCTCAGAGCCGTCCCACTTCTCGTCCTTGATCCTCCGCCACTCGGCTTCAGCCTTCGCGGCTTCAGCTTCGAGTCGGGCTAGGTCATCGGCCAGTCTCTTACGCCGGGCCGGTGTCGTCTTCTCTTCCAGGCGCATGATCATCCGACTCAGGTCTTCGGTGCCGCCTACGATCGCGCGGAGCACAGCTTGCTGAGCCTCTACCGCTTCGAGCGCAGCCGCCGACGCGCCCAGGCACTTGCGATATTCTTTTGCTGCCAGGTCAGATTGAAGTGCCAGAGGTTTGCGCTGTATGGCGAACCGGTCCCTCACCAAGGACCACGCGCCTTCGATTACGCTCAGGCACTCGGGACACTCGCTGTGCTTCAACAGCCGCTCTAGCTTCTCGTCATGGCGTCGCAGGTTTGTCCCAGCCTCGTCCTGTAGCGCACCGGCTTCGTCTTCAGCCTGACGAGTGAGAGACAGCGCGGCCTCGCACTCGATCAGCTTCGACTCTTCAAACCGCGCCCGCTCTAGAATCTTCGCGTCAATGCCAATCTCTCTGATGTCTGCCCTAAGCGTTGCGATCGACCCGGCTATGCCCGTCGTCTTCGCCTTGCTCAGCTTCAGCCGCTCGAACTGTCGAACCTCGAACTGGTTGCGAATGTCGGTCAACGTCTTGATCTGATTCTTCGTCTCTTCGAGCACCATGCTGTCATCGCTGACACCGCTCTCGATCTCACCCATCGTCGCCACTAGATTCTTCCGCCAGTCGGCCGCGTTCCGCCGTGGCTCCGAGTAGTCGAGTCCCTGAATCTCGTCGAGCATCTTCATCTGCTCAGCTTGGTCCGCGTGCGCGAACCGATCGAACGAGCCCTGACCGAACACCACCGCGTTACGGAACGTGTGCATACCGAAACCCAGGCGCGACTCGATCGCTGCCTGCACTACGTCCATGTTCGAGTCGGGCGGTACGTCGAGCCCTTCGACGCGCAGTGAGGCTGGACGCCGGGTGCGTATCACGGACCATGCGCCTAGATCGTCCTCTAGGTCAATCCTCACGGAACACTGGCCCTCTGTGAATCGGCAAGCAACGGCGTCCGCCTTGCGCCCTTTCAGGTCCTCACCGAACAGGACCCAGGCGATTGCGTGCAGCACACTCGTCTTCCCTGACCCGTTGTCGTTCGACGACGCTGAGACCCTGTTGTTACCCCGGATCAACACGAGCCCCTGATTCGCGAGCGGGAAGTATGTGTACTCGCGGAATGGGAGGAAGTTCTCGACACCGATGCCCTTGATCATGCTTCGGCTCCCCACAGCCGCATCATGGCCTTCTTCACCTGCTCGGCCGACACGCCCTTCGGTACCGGGCGACTCGCAATGTACGCCTCGATGATCTGCGTCCGCGTCATCGCCGCGTGAATCTCCGTGCGCTGCCGGTTCACAATCTTCGTCGGCCGCTCTGTAATTTGCAGCCACCGGTATCTCAACGCCTTCGCGTCGATCGCTTCCTTCGTCCATCGCGCCGAGTCCGTGACGATGCGCACGAAGTCACTGTCGTCGGCGTTGAGCAGGACCTCAGGAAGAATCTCACAGTCCTGTAGCTCGACGTGAATGAACCGGGGCGACTCGATCGGATGGAAGTGCACACTACCAACTTCCAAGTCCACGAGCAGGCACCCCTTCGCCTGATTGCGCTCGCCCCAATTCTGTTGGTAGGGCGAGCCCGGATAGTAGACTTCGCCACGCCACGGGCCGGGCACTCGAATCTTGCCGTGCTGCTCTATACGCTCCCACCGTGCGACACGGCCGGTCTTCGGATCGGACGGGAGTCGCATCTGCGCGCCGTGAATGTCACCGAACAGTGCGAGCGGCGGCTGACCGTACTCGGACAACTCGATGCCCGCGTTCTGTAGCTGTAGGTCTTCGGCTCCGATGATCGCTCCGGCCAGGAATGCGTGAGCCACGATCGGGAGATGGCTGTTCGACTTCACCGGTCTCAGGTCCGCGCCGTGCGGCACGTACAGCACACCCTCACAGTCCTGAGCCTCACCATCGATCACCGTAGCGACTTCGTAGAACGGCTGAAGTCCCGAGCCACCGAGCCCGGCACCGTCATGGTTCCCCGCGATCATCACCTTGCGAAGGTCGGGATACTTGCGGAGGATTTCGAGCGAGCCCGTGAGCGCTTCCTGCGGCCAGGTGTTCTTCGGCATCTTGAAGTCACCGGCCATCACCCACGTGGCCTCGTATTCGTCGGCCAGGTCCAGGGTTTGCTTCAGAGCGCTGAGCCCGTCGCGAAGACGGTCTGCTCCGTTGTCCCGTGAGCAGACTTTGAAGGGGTGTATGTGTACATCGGCTGTGACGAGCAGCCGCCCTCTCATTCGTCGCCCGGCTCTTCGGTCAGGTCGGGCGCGTCGGTCGGTAGCTCGTCCGGCTTGTCTTCAAGCACGTCCTGAGCCCCGAGACCAACCGCGTCGTACTCGCCAGCGTTCAGCTTCTCGCTGAGCCACTTCAGCCACTCGTTCTTGTTCGGGTGCAGCGTGTTCGCCATCGAGAACTCGCTGAGCCCGTCCGATGACGTGGTGAGCAGGCCCTCGAAAATCAGCCGCTCCATCAAGCCCTCCCACGCATTGATACCGCGTCGGAAGTCGAGATAGAAGTCCGCCGTCGTGTCGAACGTCATCGCCATCTTCGTCTTCGTGATCTTCGCCCGGATGTACCGACCACGCACGCGCGAGGCTTCGAGATTGTACGTCAGGCCCAGGCGCTTCAAGGCTTCCTTGGTCAGCCCGGTCTCGCGAGCCGGATCGCGCACGAACCCGGAGCCGGGTCGCGGTGCGGCCGACAACATGACTTCGAGCGACGCATAGAAGTGCGGCGGGTTCCCGCCCGGCGTCCGCTTCTTCGGGCCGAACATCACGCCGACGTTATCGCGTGTCTGATTGAGCATCACGAGCGTCGTCGGATAGCGTGCGGACATCGTCGCGAATCGCCGGAGCCCAACGCCCAGGACTTCACCGCGTCCGCCACCGTACCGCCAGCCGCCCGCTTCGCTGAGTCCTTGGCCCGCGCTCTTCTCGGCCTCGGTGGAGTCGAGCGAGTCCCAGCCCCACAGGATCGGGATTTCGTCGTTCTCCTTGCGAACGGTCTCGTGCCACTTCTCGAACAGGTCGAAGCCTTCCTCGAATGTGCGCGGCTTCTGCACGATCAGAAGATCGAGCGGCAGACCGATCGCCTTCGCGAAGTACGGGTCCGCCGTGCCCTCGGTCTCGGTGCGCACCGCGAGCCCTTGCAGGTCCACGAGCGTTGACTTGAACCCGTGATCGAGGATCAGCGATTTGCCGGTGGACCACTCACCCGCAATGTGGATCGTTCGACCGTAGCGCGGACCGATCGGGAAGCCACCGGGGTTCCCGCCAGAGAACAGACGATCGAGCGCGAGTGAGCCCGTGCTTGCGAACACGGACGGGCGCTCGTACTCCTTCGCCGCCACGCCGGTCTGTGAAGTCCTGAACTCCTTCTTCACCGCAGCCTGCGCCAGTTTGATCAGTTCCTTGCGTTCATCCTTACCCATGATCTCCTCGTATGTTGGTGGGTGCCGATAGGACGCCTGACCCCACTCCCGTCCCTCGACATTTCCCGCTCGCGCTTCGGTCACTAGCGATTAGGCATTGCCGGGACTACCGGTTACCTTCCGCTATCAGTCAGGTCACGCTACTCCGCATCGCGGTTGCTAGCCTTGGCGACGCGGGATTTCTACCGCCGCCCGCCCGTCTTCGGACCCGCCACCTTCGGAGGTTGCGGTGCTCCTGCCTTCGGAGCCTGAGCCGGGCTCGGCACCATGAACTCGTCCGCCATGTCGGGGGCCTGAGCGGTCTCGGGCTCCGCATCGGGCTGAGCCTCGGGGGCCTCTCCCTGCTCGGCGGCTACCTGATCGTCCATCTGCTTCTTCGCCGTGACTTCGGCGCGCATCGCGTCGTTCATCTCGTCGGGCTCGGGGTCACGCCCGTAGAACGCCTTGAACAACTCCAACGGCGTCTTCATCTCGTCCTTCAGCATCTTGTCCAGGTCCACGAGCATGCCAGGCCAGCCGTTGAACTGCGCGGCTTGCTTCGCATCGAACAACGGCGACGGCTTCGGCGAGCAGTCCACCTTCCACCGATCGTTCCCGCTCTTCGCCGGGCGCGACAGCTTGATGTCGTAGCCCTCCTTGTGATCACCGATGTTGCCGCGTGCGAACGACTCGTCGGAGCCGCCCGTCATGATGTCGGTCACCTGGTTGTACACGGTGCCCGGCACAGCCATGATGCGGAAGTCGGCCTTGCCGTCCGCCGTCTTGCGTGGGTTCCCCACCACGGCGTTGAAGATGAACACTTCCTTCGCCTGGATTCGCTTCCCGTACTTCTTCTCGTCTTCGTTGCTCGACGAGAGCGCGACCTTCGCGGCCACGCAAATCGGGCACTCGATGCCCTCGTCAGCCGTCTTCGGACACCACGCGTGCATGACCTTGCCGCCGTCCGCGTCCCACCAGTGCTCGATCGCGGGTACGAAGATCGGCTCGTCGCCGGACACGTACTCCGGGTTCGGCACCAGCTTGCCATCCTTCATGATGGCAACGGACCAGTGCGGACCGAACCGAACGACAACCTCGCCGCCCTGCTCGACGATCGCGTTCTTGCCGTTGAGCGTCCAGGACTTCGTGAACGTCCCCGACGCCATCTTCTCCTTCACTTCGGCTTGCTTCTTCTGCATGAACTTCTTCGCTGCCTCGGACAACCCTGCCATGATCGTGACCTTTCTGCCCTTGCGGCTCTGCGCCTAGCGGGCGGTTGTGCCGGGAGTGTTCGTGCCCCGGCTTCCACGTGCGCGGGCTGCTAGCTCCTGCGCTTGTTTCTCGCTGATCGAAATACGGCTTCCCATCTCGGCTCTGAAGTTTGACGCGAGCGCAAGCATGCTGTCCTTCTTTTGCTCGCCGATGGTTTTCTTCCCGACCGTCAGTAGCTCCAACGTCTCCTTGGCCTCATTCACCGCGAGCGACGCCGTTACACGCCGCTCGTCTTTCTTCATACATGCCTTGATCGCGTCCACCGGAGAGCCGATCGACGCACGGTACTGCTCGAACAACTCGGCTTCCAGGACTTCGAGCCGGGTCACCAAGTCGTCGTACACCCGACGAGCCCGTGCTTCGAGGACACCCCACACCGCGTACAGGCCGGGGTTCTTCGAGATGGCATCGTTCAAGGCCGAGTAGTTGGAGTCGATCTCAGCTTGGTTCGAGAGGTTGAAGTCAAACCCTTCGGTGCGGACGGTCACAGGTGCTTTCATGTGCTCCTACCTAGTTAGGTAAACTGTTCACCGCTTCGGCATCGGCGTGAGCCCAAACTCTTTCGCCACCAGATTGTAGTCGCACAGGTTCGCCATGTCCGGCCCTACCGACAGGTCAATCCGGTACGGTACGTCAGCCTCTAGACGCCAGTCCAGAGGCAACGCGTGGCAACGTCTCCACAGGAGCATCATGGTCGGCTCGATATGGCCGGGCGCGCCATCAAACCACCCCGAGTCGTGGACGGTGTTGTTGTGCCAGGCCCGGAGCGGCTTACCGCCCGGTCCTCGGCCTTCGTGCATCTGCCAGTCCGCTGCCTCGGGGAAGTGCACACCCTCTGCCTGCCACATGGAGGGCACCTGTAGCCCACCCATCGATTCGACCAGGCCCTCACCGTGGTACGCGAGCGCCAGCATCCAAAAGTTGTCCGTGGCGTTCATGCTCTGAGTCGGCGTGTTCGCCGCCACGTGGAACTGATGATTCAACTGCCGCTTCATCTCCTTCTCGTTCCGCCCATCGCCAGTGTCGAACATGTAGCCGGGGAACTTCGGGTCCGAGCCCCACGCACCGACGTAGTCTTCGTCGAACGTCACGCCTTGCGGGAGAGGGATCGAGCGCCGTCGCCCGTACGCATCCTCGCTGTAACCGATCCAATTCCCTGACTCCGCCGCGCGTCGGCCCAGCGTGATGATGTCGTAGCTGTACAGGTCCGTGAGTCCGGCGTATCCCTTGTTGAAGTTGTTATGCGCCTTCTGTGCCATGTCATCGTCGAGCCACAGCCGCGCCTTCTTCCAAATCGTGCCCTGCACCGTGCGCCACGTCGCACCGAAAATCTCGGCGAAGAACGTCTGCTTCCCGACCGCGTCGCGCTCGTACGAGCCTTTCTTGAACGTGCCGTCCGGCTTCTCATAGATCAGCGCTGCCGTATATCCGTGCACGTCCTTACCCAGGCGAATGTAGTCCCACGTCGTACGGTCGGACTTCGGCACCCACCGATACAGGAGCACACCAGCCCGGATCGCAGCCTCGGCACCGCTGATGTCCCACCGGCCGCACCATCCGTGAACGCGGGGGTCCCAGCCGCCAAAGTTTCCCTTCTTCGGGTCCCACTCGCGTACGCGGAACGGAGCCACGCGCGGGACAATGCAGGACTTGATGCCGTCCGCTACGTCCTTGTCCGCGCGCTCGGCGATGCCGTGCACGGGCGGGTTGCTCGCGCTGATGCGGCTCGTGCGCAATGCCCAATTGTACGAAGCATGAATCGCACCATCCGCTCGGCACAGGTTCTCGAATTTGTCCAAGTACTTCGTGATCGCCCCGGCCAACGATCGCACCTTAAGGATCGCACGCACTACCTCGATGTCCTTGCCGCTCTTGTTGCTCGGAGTCGGGACATTGGGCACCGAGAGCGACGCGAACCACGAGAGCACTTCCGCGCTCGTCGAGTAGTCGCCCTTCTGCCCCTGCATCATCTCCTGACGCATCTCCCAGGATTTCATCTGCTCGGGGAACGTCAGGTTGAGCCCGGCCTTCGTAAAGAGAAAGTCCGCCACCTTCTTCGCATTGATACCGTGCTTCTCGGCGGAGAACTTCAGCTTGCCGCCACTCACGTCTGAGACCAGCTTCTCTTCGCGCGCCAACTGATCAGCGAAACGCGTTCGCACTTCACGCACGCGCTCCTTGTCGATTGGCAGTCCTGCCCGGCGTATCGCCGAGATGGCGACATTGGCCGGGACCAGGATTTGGCGATAGTAGGTTTCCAGGTTCACTTGCCGAATTTCTCCGCGAGGTACTTCTTCACGTCCGTGTTCATCCTCGGGTAATCGGGCCTTACCTCGTCACTCTTCAGGTCGCGCTGCTTCGCCTCGTTCGCATCGAGCACCGGACGATGCGCTGCCAGGAGTGCGTCAACCAGCTTCATCTGCTCAGCCGCCGTGCCGAAAGCCGGAACGTCGAGGATCAGATGGTCGCAGGACCAGGCGTCAAGGATGATTGCCACGCACGCACTGATATGCGCTACGTGCGGCATGCCGTCTTCCTCGTCGAACCACTGCCCGTCCTTCACCCCGTTGGTGTGTCTCTCGATCGCTTCGAGGTACACGGACAGACGCACGGCCTTCATGCGCCAGTTCATGCCGTCGTAGCCCCACACGTCGTACAACTCCCCGTACTTCGAGCGGCCGGTCGCCATCACGCCCGCCGTCCATATCGCGAGCGCCGGGGGAACGAGACGCAGCGGAGTCTTCTTGATGCCAAGTATGTCCTTGGGGTTTGTCTTGTCAGCCACGGTCACACGCTCCATTTCAGGTAGTCTGCTCGACTGATGCGGTCGTGCAGAAGGTCGCATAGCTCGAACGTGTAGCAGGCGTCACCGATCGCACCATCAGCGACTTCTGCCAGCGATGCGTCACGCATCTTCGACTTGTCGTACCCAACCCAATACTGCGGTCGGCCCAGCACGTCAACAACGGCTTTCTCCAAACGGAGCGAGTCGTGAGTACCGTCTCCGAGCGCAATCATGGCAAGCATGCCATCACCCGCCCGGTTGCACACACCATCCGCTGCCAGCTTCGTGTACGTTACGCCCTCTTCGTCGTAGTGCCCGCTGAACGTCTCCTTCTCGGCCTCGCTCGCGAAGACCGGCGTGAACAACTCACTGGCAATCACGAGCCCGTCGCCTTCGTTGTAGTCGATCAGGTCCACATACGCGCCCTCGTTCACCGCCCAGGAGAACCCGATACCGCGCAACCGAAAGTCCGGATGGCATGGATCGGTCGCCACGTCGCGACGGCTCGGGAACTCCTTGGCGTCGTATGCCTCGATGTCGAATGCCCACGGTCCCGGATGCGCGGCAAGCCGCGCCAGGAACTCGCGAGCGTCGAGCGGGTTCGCGTACACCTGAGACTTAATCGTCCCGAGCGGTGCTTCCTGCATACTGCTCGACATACGAGCGATGTCCGCAAAGAACTCCGCACGCCGCGCTTCGGGGTTACGGTCGGCGAGGATGTCACGCGGGTGACGCGCGACGAAGCACTTGCGACCGTTCTTGTCTTCGATCCAGAGCCCCCGGTACGCGCCCACCTTCGGCTTGCGGCCTTTCTCCGAACGCCAGAACGCACCGAGCGCACGATCCCCCAGGAGCAGGATCGGAGCCGTGGACTGTGCTAGGTCAGGCTTCAAGTACCGTAGGCACCGCTTCTCACCGCGCTGATGGATCGCATGCCCCAGGTCATCGTTGTACGCGCGGCACCGCGAGAGGTTCATGTACTGTACCGCTTCAAGGTCCCAGCCCGAGTCAGTCAATGCGGCGTCGATCATGTCCTTCACGTCGCCCGCAAATGGCTTCTCGATGAACTCCGCTGCCTCGTCCGGCGCATCACCGATCACCACGAGCGCGGGGGATGACAGGAGCAACGGAACGATCTTACAGCCTGCTCGTTCGTACTCGCAGCCGACGCACGGCGAGACCGGTTCCTTGACCTTCTTCGGTTTTGGAACGAAAGGACGATTTTTCATCGCGTCGGCCACTCCGATCGAGGACGCAGTTTAGCCTTTGCGTTCTCGGGGATGTCACCCACGAACCGAACGAACACGTGCTTGGTCTCAACTTTCACGATGCACCAGCCCTCAGCTTTCGCTTGTGCGAAGTTCAAGCCTTTGCCTCGAAACAACTTCGACTGTCCTGGTGCGCGATCGCTCGTCACCACGCCCGGCTCAACCTCTCGCCACGTACCGGGCGGGAGCGTCGAATACCGCCACCGGCCCCCGCCTCGACCCACATTGCGGCCCAGGTAGTGCCACCGACTGTCCGCCTTGTACACCTGACCACTCTCATCCGCGTACGGATCAGCATAGGCCACGAAAACCGTCCAGCCGTACTTCGCCGATGCTTGCTCGATCGAGTCCGTTATCGCCTTATGCGCGGTGTTGTCCGGCGCGTGTCGTCGGCTCGCTCCACGTTCGAGACAAATCATCTTCTTGTACTCCACACCCAGGTACGTGTGCAGCTTGCCGGGCATGATGCCAAAGCACTCGGCGTTAAGTAGCTCGTCGTCGAGGAACGTGCCGTACACCGCTTTCGGCATTCCCAGCTTGCCCAGGTATTCATATCGCTCGATGAACTCCCGTGCCTGCTCTATGGTGATCTCCCGTGTCACGAGCCGTTTGCGCTCGCTCGCCGGGTACTTCTCTCGGTTCAGGTCCGTGCTCATACGCTTCTCGAATTGCGTAGGCATAGCACCCCGACGCCATACGGGCGCGGGAGTGGACTTGGAGGGACGGTCGGTCATTCCGCCCTCCGCAAGCATGGTGTGCCTGTGTGCACCTTACACCACTCCAAGTCAGTCACTCCTACAGGTTTCCGATCTGCGTCAGATAGATGCCCGCCAACATCTCGATCCGCTTGGCGCGGCTTAACTCCTTGATCCTCTCCAACGTTGTAGCACGCGCTTTCGTTTCCTTACCGATCGTGGCAAGAGCCTTCTTCGAGAAAGCACGCATGCCGCGCGTCCGCTTTACCGACCCCATCGCAACAATCTCAACGATGGTCGGTCGGCGGGTCTTAAACGCCACGAGCAGTTCCAGCAAGAACTCCCGCGCCTTGTCGCGGTTGCTTCGATTGGCTCGATCCTTCGTACCGAGAGCACTCGGCTGATCGAGTGCTTCCAGCACCTTCGAGATGTCCGTGCCCACGGCTTGCGCGTCAGTGAACATCTCAGCGAACGCTTTCAGGATTGCCGTGGCCGACACGCTGGTCTCACCGGTAGGCTTCCAGAACAGATTCTTCGTCAGCTTCTCGTCGTTTACGTCGCGGAGAAACGCCGCACTCGCGGCTGAGCACGAACGGATACGAATATCCGACGTGACCGCTCGGACTCGATTGAGCAAGTAGAACAGGTTGGCCTCTAGCTCGACATCATCGAACTCGAACAGACGCACGGACATCACCGAGCGAGTCTGGACTGCCGCTCGCCAGGTCTGCCCGCCGTCGATAATTGCGATGTCTCCGTTCTTGCGAAGCACCGCAGACTTGACGGCTGGAATGATGCCGCCCGCTCTGAGGGTAGCGGCGATCGACTCAACCTCGCTCGTGGCTCCCCTCTGGTAGTGCTCCACGTCGATGATCACCCGGTGTCTGCCATTGACGGTCTTGCCGTCGCGCACAATCACCGCGCCATCGCCGTCAGGCATGAGCGCAACACCGTCTGTGTACTGCTTCAACCGTCGATCCGAAAACACCGCGTACGGGTCCAGATACTTCTCGTCATCCTGCTCTACTGGCTTCATGATGCTCTCCTTTTTCTATGCCCCAAGTTCCCGTCCAGGGCGGAACGTCATCGGCAACCGGCCGACATTCGGTGGGATACTACCCGTTTATGGTGTCTGACTTCCCGAACGGCCGAACGGACGCCACGAGGCGCGCTTCACCTTGATCTCCCCGCCCGACAGACGGTCGCTCGTCTGCCCGACGTGCTTGTACATCACCGGAGCCGGAGCGGGAGCCACGTGCGACGCCACCACGATCGGCGGAGCAGTCTCCTTGATCACCCGCGATACCTTCGGCTCCGACTTCGGAACCATCGAGACGGGTCCGCCGCGATCGAACGCCGTGACGAACATCATGTACTTCAGCGCGACTTCTTCGGCATACCGGTCATTCGGCCGGTGCTCACGGGCGGTCATCGGGCCACGGTTGTAGCCGCGCAACGCAACCTCGTTCACGCCGCCGAACTCGTCCACTCGATCCTTCAGGAACCGGATGCCGATTCGCAGGTTGTACTTCGGTACACCGAGTGTGCCCAGGCTACCCTTGCTCGGAGCCTCGAACTTGATGTCGAGAGCCTTCGCCACCTTCGCCCCGGTATCAGGCATCACTTGCATCAGACCGATCTCACCCGCCTTGCCGATCGCGCGGGGGTTGAATTGCGACTCCTTGTCGATCAGAGCCATCACGAGCCGGAAGTCCAGGCCCGCCGTCTTGCTCTCGGTGAGCAGCACACGCGGGAAGTCCACGAAGTCCCGGTACGGCGCGTCCGGGTTCCGCTTCAGCACGATCTCCATGATCTTCGCTTCGACCGCATCCGACACCTTGACCCGCTCGGCACCACGTGCCGCCTCTGCGCGCTCGCCAGCGTTGAACGCGTACTGTGCCACCGCCGCCAACGCCACTAGACCGAGCGCCGCTCCGATACCGACTGCTAGATTTTTCAGTCTGCTCATAACGAACCTCCTTTGTTCGGGTTGGTAGACTCCGCCTTCCCTACCTAGTTAGGTAAACTCAACTCGGTTTCGGCCCGCTCCTTCATCAGTAGAAGAGTTAGAGGGTCCATGTCACAAAGCATATCCGGTGCGGGGGTGTCCTCGTCTTCGTCATCGTGATAGCCTGCACCACCGCTCGGCGCGTCGAGCGCCACGTAGACCAAATCATCTTCGCCGCCTGCCCGCACCGCCCGCTTGAACTCGTTCATGAGAGCCCACTTCATACCGCGCACCATCAGCTTGCGTAGGCTGTCTTCGGTACGCGTTTGTCCGGCCGGACGAGCGGACGTGCAGTATCGTGCGAAAGTACCGTATGCCGCCATGAGCGCCACCTGACGAAGATCGTCACGACCCAGGTACGGGTGCGCCTGACCCTTTGTGGCACGGCGAGCCCGCCACGATGTCAGGTGATCCAAGCACTCGACAAACTTCGGGTGAGCTATCAGGTTCTCGAACTCGGAGTGATACTTGGGGGAGAGAACAGGGACAGGATTGCTGCCACGAATACCTCGGGGCATAGGCTCGCTCTCTTATCTGACCGGTCGGCAAAGCGCCTGATGGTCGGTTAATTGTTTGTGCCTTCTATTGTACCATCCTCAACAACCCACTCACCGTCGTCCCGCTGCTTCACCACGAGCGGCGGAAGCGAGAGCAGTGAACGCGAGTAGTCGAACGCCCGCGCCCACTGCTCGGCCTTCTTCTGCGACGAGAACGTCTTCAACCGACGATCTCCCGCGCCCGGTTACGAAGCGACTCCACGCTGCCATCGATCGCGAAGTCGTTGGCGATGAACCGGACGAAGTTGAGTGCGTCCACGATTCGCTTCGCCGTCATGATCCGCTCCTGAGTATCCTCGCCCTGACAGCACGAGCACCCCCAATTGCAGACCGCGATAGTCGCCCCCTCGATCCGGCTCGCGTCCACGCTCGGCGCGTGAAGGTCACGGATACTCGTGAGCCCACTGCCGTCCTGGAACCCCTGCACGAAGCGCGGCTCAGGCTTCGGACGCTGCACCGCAAGCCGCTTCATCACGCTCTTGCTTCCATTCATTGGCCCCTCCCTGAACTGTGACGCCGCAAGAACTCTTCGCGGCCGATCACAGTAATGTAGTTGTTCATGCGCTCCGGGTGCGGATACAGAGCCTTCCGCCCCTTCGGTTGTCGGCAGAAGTCGCCAGCCGCCGCCTTGCATCTCGGACACTCAACGGCGTTGCGAGCATCGGTGAACCCCCAACCCGTCAAACCGGCTGCACGATCTTTGTCGTTGATCATGTGTGCACGATCGCGCCCATGTACGAACGCGGAGTCGTGTGGCTGATCGTCACCGCGTGACCAGCATGACCAGCCTCGTACGCCCCGGCCGACGTTGGCTTCACGTGGTTCTTCTCACCGCAGTCCAGACACACCACGATCACGGTCTGGCACTTCCCACCACAGAAGCACCGCTCGCCGGACTGCGCGAGTAGCTGCGCCGTGCTCGGTCCGCGATCCTCGCGGCGTACGATCTCGTCCTTGAATGCGTTGACGTGCTCTGCCTCAGCCGTCTTGTCGAGAATGATCATCGGCTCCCCCTGTACGTTCCGCTGATCGATCCAGCGGTAAACGGTTTCGTTGTACCTGCGGCCATCCCGCTACCATCGCCCCTGCCCGCCGTGTAGCTCCGCTCCTTCGTGACCGTGATGCCCTGCCCGTCGTTCTCCGCCTTGTACGTGTTGTTCACGCACGCCCCGTTGCTCGCACACGCCTTGTAGGTTACCGCCGACGCATCGGGTGCCGGAGCCCACTGCGACCCGGCCGGAGCCGAACGCTGCGCGTACGATGTCGCCGCGTACTCCTGACATGTTACACCCTTCACGGTTCCGGTCAACCACAGAGTCCGCGCCGCTGCCTTGCAGTTCCGGTCAGTCTCGGACTCGAACGCGAACGTCTGCTCGATCACCCACGCCTTGCCGTTGCGGTTCACGTAGAGCCCCCACTCCGCGCTCGCCGTCTGCACTGTGACGAGCACAAACACTGCCGTCAAGATTGTCTTCATTGTGACTTCCTTTCTTCCCGCTGGCACTCCGGGCACAGCGGATTGTATGATGTCAGACGCCCGCAGCGTGCGCACGCGCGCCACGTCAATCGGCCGATCCAGTCGTACATGATTTCTCCTTCCATCAGGTGCGTGAGTGAACTATTGCTGATCATCATTCCAACCACTCCTGTTCCGGCTCGGCGTCCACACGGAACCCGTGCTCAGCGAGCCAATCTTCGATGTCCTGATTCGGCCACTGCTCGGGCGACGGCGCAGTCTTCCAGTAGTCGCGGATCGACTGCCGCGCCCGAGCAACCTCAGCAAGGTCGTTGCAGATGACGATGCACAGAATCTCTGAGTCCGTCCCGATGTTATAGACCACGAGAGTCTTCATGCGCTTTCCTTTCTGCCTCGCACGTGTGTGCGGGCCACTCGGCGACGGGCAGGGTTTCGTACTCCGAGTACTGCTCCATGCCGCACCGGGTGCAGCACAGTGAACAGCCGGGACACTCAGACTTGCTTCGCTCCATCGATCTCCCCCTTGTTCAGGATGCGCGCGTTGGTGCGCGCGTCGGTGATAGACGTGTACTTCCCGACGATGCACTTCAATTCGTTGTCGTACAGAAGAAAGGGTCGGCCCCAATCCTCGCACGGCCGAACCTCGTACCGCAACGGCGGTTGGCTCGGATCGATCGTCACACCCGCCGTCGTGTTCGCGTGTCTGCGGTAGACGGCACGCAGCGTCCCGAGCACGTTCTCCAAGTCACGGGCCAGCGACGAGTCCCGCATCTGACTGGCGTGCGTGACCATACGACTCAGGTCCATGATCGCGCTCGCCGTCATCGCGATCGTCTCAGTCTTGATGCACCACTCCTTGTGATCTCTCGGAGTCACTTCGTTCATGATAGCTCCTTTCTCAGTCGTCGCTCCTGAGCCGGTCTCAGGGTCAGCGCACCGTGCTTGTGCCAGCCGAACTCACCGCAGAACGGACAACGGCGTTGACGGCTGACCTTGGTCGGGAACACTCTCCCGCACTTCGAGCACTTCACCGCCCAGGCCATCGCGTTCTCCTTTCAGAAGTCCCACGCGGGCGGAGCGTCGCTCGCCTTCAACTGCGCTAGCTCACGCTGCACCCGGCCAAGGTCCTTGTTGAGGGCCATGTTGCTCTTGCCCGCCGCGTTATTGCGCAAGCGAAGAGCCTCGTTCGTTCCGCTCAGCTTGCGGATGGTCTCTTGCTGTTCGAGCACGATCGCTTCGAGCCGCGCCCGCTCAGCCTCGGTCCGAGCGTACTGCTCGTCGAGCGGCAAATCTCTCAGATGTTCCATCGTTCCCTCCCTTAGATTAGTTCCTCCACGATGATCCGAACGCTCGCGTGAAACCGGCCCTTGAAGAAGCGCCGCTGCTCTTCGGCGATCGCCTCAGCCGTCGCCGGGCCACGCCGCATAGCGGTGAGACGATCCGGACCCCACACACCACCCTCTTGCAGGTAGAACGCCGGGCCGTACTCGTCGGCCAGAACCACGATGTACTCTCTCATGGTCAAACCTCTTCATCGAACGCGTTGCGTGCGCGTCCGGGTTTGGGTGTAAGGATCACTGCTTTCTTCGGGAGCACCGGCACGAACCGCTCTCCACCGGTCCCGCCGCTGATCGTGCCTGTCGTCTTCGGAGCCTTCTGTACCGGAAGCACGTTGCCCTCGACACGTCGGATCAGGTACAGATACCGAGCGTACGTCGTGACTACCTCGAACTTCGTCCCCGCCAACGTGATGCGCGTAGCCTCGGCGATGGTCACCAGCCAGTAGTCCTGCGCGAACCAAACGCAGTGCGAGCAGCCTCGGGGTTTGTCCGGTTGCTTGAACCGCCAGCCGGGACAGTCGCACGTGTAGTCGCCGTCGCTCCACCGCTTGCAGGTATAGTCCTTGTCCGAGCCGCGTCGTGTGCTCGGGTATTTCCTCTCGTCGATCAGAGTCCGCATTCGATCCTCCCTTGCCCCGGTTCCCTGCCAGGGACATTCAGTGTGGAACGTGTGAGACCGTTGACGTTATCTCCGGGTGCTTCGCGGCATGACCCGCGCCTGCACTGCGCGCTCGTTAGCGTCGCATCTCACACGTCGTCATCGTCGAACCGAATCTTCGCCCTCATGTCGGGCGGGCGTTTCGGTGGGCCAGGCGCAGCGATGCGCTCGTCGAGAAGCCACGCCACATGGCGTTCTTCGACCTGTCGTAACCCGGCAGAGTCCACCACGAACAGACCGCGCAGCGAGCAGTACCGCCCGCTCGTGTTCTTCACGCGGTCGAACCACGCGGGTCCCTCGTCCGGACCCCAGCGTATGTCGAGCGCCACCGGCAACGGCATGAGCAACCGCACCGGCACCACGAGCCGGACGATCTTGTACAGGTTCACTGCTAGGCTTGGGTACGAGCGTTGAGGCTTGATGAACTCCCGCTTCCATCCGTACGTGGTGTCGCGCCCGGTGATCCGAGCGACGTACGGCTTACCCTCGCTCGCGGCCCACACGCACAGAGACCCGGCCGTCACGTCACGGCCGGGCTCTAGCGTCACTGTCCAGTCGGGCATCAGTTCCTCGCGAACTGGCTGACGACTTCTTTCTTCACCGTCCAGCCGAATCGCTTCGCCGACGCGAGCACCGACGCGCGGCTGTATGCGACCTTGATCGCGCCCGCCACCGTCTGAAGCTGAGCGGTGGGCATCTGCGACGTTAGCTCACCGTTGCGCAGCGTCACCGTGTAGCCGTGAGCCGTGAAGTCGAAGTTCTGTCCGCGACGGTACACGCTCTTGTACTCGTCGGTCAGCGCTTTCTCCAACAGGTCGTGATCGCCGACGTTCTCCAACTCGACTGTATTAAGCCTGATTCCCCAGCAAGGCATGCTCAGCCCTCCGATCGGCCACGAAGATAGCCGGTGATGAAGTTGAGGTTGTCGGTGTCCTTGTCCTGCTCGTGCTGCGCCGCCTGAATCTCCGACGCGAGCCGGTCCTTGTCGTCGTTGTCCGCGTGTCCCGCTTCTCGTCCCGCCGCCTGATCGTTGCGCGCGATGATCACGTCGAGTGAGTGCATGGTTACTTTCCCCCTTTCGCCTTCGGCTTCCAGAGCACCAAGGCGATGTTCGCGGATCGAATCTCGTACGCACCCTTGCGCGTGGTTTGTTTGACGGCCATGTGGCCCTCCGTTTCTGTGCTGGTTACCGGGAGCCGCGCACTGCGCTGCGCGTACTCTGCCCGCCTTAGCTGCGCGGCTCCCGTCCCGGAGTGTTGGGTTTAGACGTTCTCGTCGGCCAGCGTGATCGCGCGAGCCGGACGGTTCACCACCATCGTATCGAGATTCGCCTTGATCTCAGCGAACCCCTGCGAGACGCGCTCCTTGATGTCGGCGTCCGACCGGAGCGACTTCGCGTCCACGCCGCTCATGACCTTCTGAGCCTTCTCGACGAGCGCCGCCAACTCGGTGTCGTTGGTCAGGTTGCGCGCCGCGAAGAGCGTGGCGAACTCGTTGAAGTTCTCGACGAGCGTGTTACGGAAGACCTTCGCCTTGCCGTCGCTGTCCGACGACAGCCGCTCGATCATGTGCTCGACCAGGTCCACCATCCCGACGCGGAGAGCGTTGCGAACCTGCTCCGCCGCACCGGCCCACTCGGCTTCGACCTTCGCGCGCTCCTTCTCGTACAGGCTCGCGCTGATCGCCTTCAGCTTGCCAGGCGTGTCGAACGAGACGATGTTCCACTTCATCTCGAACGCACGCTTCAGGATCGTCACGGCCGGGTAGTGCCGCGCATCGAAGAGACCCTTCAGCCGATCGCGAGCCTCTTCGACCTTCGCGGGGTACGACTCGATGAACGCGTCGATCAGCTTCTCACGCTGAACCTTCGCGGCTTCGAGATACGCGTACACGTCTTCGAGCAGCGAGACCGGGATGCACTTCACGCCCGCCTTGAAGAGGCTCGACGGCAGGCACCGGGCCTCGATCCAGAGCCGCACCGCGCCGTCGAACGACGCGATCGCCCGTAGCTCGTCGCTATCGATGATGTCCCGGCCGACGTGCACCATGTCGGTGTCGGCGTCAACCACCACGTCAGCCGCGATGCCCTCGGACTTCTCGGCCACCTGCGACTTCTTCACCTTGCGAGCGGTGCCCAGGCGCGAGAAGGAAAGCACGATCGCCACGCTGTTCTCGAATACGGGGTTGCTCATTGTGTGTTCTCCCTTTCCTGTGTGGGTTAGTTGCTCACACGCTGCGACGCCGAGTGCTTCGCGTGCGCGTTGTCGCCGCGTCGAGTGATCGTCGTCTTGCCACCGAGCAGACGGCCCAGCATCCCGAAGAACCCTTCGGCGTTCTGATGAACTTGCGGCCCGACGTGTCCGGTCGTGCTCTTGATCGTGCCGTCCACCAGAATCTCGACGGTCATCTTCGTACCGTCTTTCTCGATCGTGTACCGCTCGGCTACGTTGTCTGCCATGCGTCCCTCCGTTGTTGAGTACCGGGCGGGGTGTCCGGTCCCCCGCCCGTCCCGAGTTAAGCGGTCTCGTCTCGGCGCGCCCGACCCTGCGTCGGACGGTCGGCGACAGCGACCGCGACTTGCTCTTGCTCTTCGACCCGGTACACGCCCGGCCGGTTGGCGTCGAGGTACTTCCCGTCCGCCTTGTTGCGCAGCCGCGTGATCGACTCTGGATCGTTCTTCGCGACGAACACCACGTACTGGCATGCCTCGTCGAGGTTGCACCCGAGAAGGTCAGCCTGCTCGCACACGTTACGGATGTCTGAACCGGTCCAGTCCGTATCGTCGGGCAGCGTCGCCGGACGTTCCAGACCGAACTTCTTCAGATTGATCGACCAGATTTCATCCTTCTGCTCGCGGTTGGGCAGGTCGAACATCCACATGCCCAGCTTGAACCGACGCCGCAGAGCAGGGGGCATCACTTCCAGGTCGTTGCACGTGGCGACGAAGCACACACGCTTGCCGCCGACAGCCTTGATGACCTTGAACAGTGCGCGGAGCCGCTTCTCGCTCTCGCCCACCAGGCTGTTCTTCGTTGCGCCAAGGTCCATCGCCACGCTCAGCACGCGCCGCCCGCTCACCACCGTGGCGGTGTTCGCGAGGCCCTTGGTGATCAGCGACTTCGCGCAACCGGGATGACCGAGTGCGATCATGCCGTTCCAACCGTTGTCTTCCATCTCGCGAAGAAAGACACCGAGCGAATCCTGAGCGATACCGGTGTTGTCACCGGCCTGGCCGTTACCGCCGAGACCGCCGAGAAACTTCTCGATCTCGTCGATCCGCACGTACAGAAGCGGGGCCTTCTCGCTCTTGATCAGTCGCAGCCCGAACGACTTGAACTGATTCAAGCCGCCCGCATCGTCGAACGTCTCAGACCCACGATCGACCGTGAGCCCAGCCGTCTGTTCGATCGTGCTGATCTTCCGCTCCCACAGATTGTCGATCACGAGCCCTTCCTTGGTCAGGCACATGCTGACGTTCTGCTCGACAGCGAACGCGCTCGGCAAGCCGCGCACCGCGTCGATCGCCTGTTCCATCTTCTTCGGAGCCAACTCGGCGAGACCCGAGTCCTTCACCTGAGTCTCGATGATGTTCTTCAGATCGGCGTCGCTCGGGAGCGGCACGTCGATCGTGATTACGTCGTTGGTGATCTCAGCGGGCCAGTTGAACGAGGGACCCAGGATCACCAGCGTGCGACGGTTCGCCTTGAACCGGTCGCGCAGATTCCAAATGCCCTGCACCACCTGACCGTTCTCACCGCTCGGCTTATCCTCGAAGTACCGGTGGAGGTTCAGCGCGAACACGATCGTACCGCGCACAACGCGCTCGTTCGTCGCCGCGTCGAATACCTCACCAGGTAGCTCGCTGATCACCGCGAGGGCCGCGCTCGGGTTGGCCGTTAGCTGCGCCCACTCCTTGCGAGCCTCACGCTTCTTCGCATCGTCGAACTTCTCGAAGCCGGGCGACAGGATCGAACCGACCGCCGAGTCACCGTACTTGTTCAGGCCCTTCAGCCCGTCCATCGCGTCCCAGGTGCAGAGCGGGATCGGCGTCTTCGCGCCCTCTTCGTTCTGAGTGCGCAGCTTGGTGATGACATCGGCCGGATCGAAGCACGAGATACCGACCAGAGGCACCGCCGTCTGCCGCGTCCGCTTGAACGTGTCGAGCAGTTCCATTTCAGTTTTCCTCCGTGTTAGTTGTTTGAGCGTCACGCCGTCTGGCTTCCCGTTCCTTCTTGCGTCGCTCGTTCGCTTCCTTCAGCCGGGCCTTTGCCTCAGCGTCCATCGGTTTGCGTCCACGCTTCGGGTGCGCTTTATGAAACGCGCATCGCTGGCAGGCACCGTCAACGTGCGCCGCCGTCATCCCGCACTTGTCGCAGTACTTCAACTCCGCCATGTTCACCCCCGTACCTAGTTAGGTAAACTGCGCGGCGGTACCCGATCCAACGGTACCCCCCGTTTGCCGCCGTCCACGATGATCGTGATGGTCTCGCCGTCTGCATCGTCGCACGCGACACCGTGATACCCGGCATCACGTAGCTGACGCAGCCGGTCGCTTACCTCGCGTCGATTGCGGTAGCCGCGCTCGATGATCCGCTCCACTCTTCATCCTCCGTGCGGCGAACGACGCCGCTGTACTGGTTGCGCTCTTCGATGCACGCCGGGCAGTACCGGCCCTCGCTCGGTTCACCGCAAGCACAGCACTCGGTCACGATGTTCAGTCGGGGCATTTTCGTTTCTCCTTTATCCGTTGAGTACGCCAGCGTTCCACACCGTGCGCTTCTTGCAGCTAGGACCGATGCCAAGCGCCACGCTCTTCGCGTCCTTCAGCGGCGCGGCGCACACACAGCACATGCCGAACCGGAGACCGAAGTCCTTCGCGGCTTGCTCGGTCATCCGATCGTCGGGAGTCAGCGAGAAGATCGCACCGCGCTCGTACACGAACTCGAAGTGCACAACCTCGGTGCCGTTGTCAGCGAGCCGGTCACCATTGATCGGCGTCAGCCGCTTCGCGTAGCAGTTCTTGCTCTCGCGCGCTTGCTGCACCTTATAGATGATGCCGTCGCGCTGATACATCCCGGTTTCGGTGATCATGTTATCCCCTCACGATGCGGGCGACGTTCTTCGCGTCGCTCCGGTAGTAGGCCCGGTTCTTGTCGCTGTCGAAACACGTCTTCCCGAGAAGTGTGCCGTTGTACTCGATCGCGTCGGGCAGCTTCTTGAAGGAACGGTACGGGTCGTCAGCGTCGATCGCAACCTCAATGTACGTGACACCCTGATAGATGGTGCACTGCTCGAACGTGATCACGTCCTTGACCGCCGTCGCGACGTTGCACATTGTGCCCTCGTTTGGTTGGTGGTTTGTTTTCTCGTTCGGTGTCCCACGGCCACGCCCCGATCGAATTGACGCCCGGCCTCAGACCGGATTCGATCGACATGTGGTTGCGCTCCACACCGGGGAACCTTCGTAGGGTTAAGACCCGCTTTCGGTTCGAGCGGCTTGGCTCCGCTCTGTCGCCCCCTGGCTCCCATCCCCGCTCCGGTTGTCCGCCCCGCTCTCGCTTGCGCGCCGTGGGCTCTGTGTCCCGGATCAGGTTCTCGGTCGGGTCTCGCTCCGCTCTTCGCGTCCGGCCTGGCGGCTCTGTCCCTGTGGGCTCTCCGCCTTGCTCTCCGGTCGCGGGCTCCTGTGCGGCCCCGCCTTGCTGCTATGTCGGTGGCTCACCTTCACTGCACCCCGCAGCTACCACCGTCCTACAGCTTCAGAATAGCATAGTGGTGGCGTAGTGCAACGAAAAAAGAAGGGCTAAAAGGGTAGGAATTACGAGGACTTGCGCATCAGGGAGCGCATGCGATCTTCGCGGGTCGGCGCGGTACGCTCGACAGGACGCGCCCCGGAGCCCGCATCTTTCCCGCCGTCCCATGTACAGAGGACGGCCGGTAGGTCCCACGCGCGCATCGTGTCGTACAACTCGTCGGCTTGCTTCTGCGCCTCGGGCTCCGCATCGGCCGCGAGCAGAATACGAGTCAGCTTCTTCGCTTCGAGCAACGCCAGCTTCTCAGGCGTCAGGCTCACGCCCAGCATCGCGCTCGCTGTCGGCTGACGATCGAGGTTGCCTCGATGCCAGCCCATCACGTCGCCGACACCTTCGACGATCAGTGCCTCACCGCCCTCACGGATGCGATCGTAGTTGTACAGGATGCCGCTCGCTGGGAGCGCGCACTCAGAGCGCGGATCGCTCTTCGGCCCGTACCGGCTCGTGATGTACTTCTTCTCGAAAGTTTTCTCTATCGTGCGCGCCTGGAACGCGACAGCCTCGCCACCCTGCACGATCGGGATGATCACGCGCTTTGCGTAGTATCCGGTCAGACAGTAGCCCAGGCCCCACAGCGCAGCGTCACTCTCGCCGATACCCCACTGCGTCTCGACGAACTTCAGGAACGTGCGCTGCCACGGATCGATCGGCCCCGGCCCCGAGCGTGCGAGCGGTTTCATGCCCTCGGGCCAGCGCACGAAGTTCTCACTCTCACGCTGACTCAGCTTGTACTCGATCACCCGCGCCGTGCCGTACTCGCGCCGCAGGAACCCCATCGCGTCGGCACGCATCCGTAGCTTTTCGAGTCGGCGCACCAATTCGATCGCACCGTGGTCCAGGCGCTCATGCGCTTCGCAACCCACGTTGAAGCATCCGCACGTCCAGTACGCTACGTGCACCCAACCTCGGCCCTTGGTGTCGCGGCACAGCGGACAGTTGAACGTACGCACACCTTGATCGAAGCCTCGCTGGCCCATATCGTTCAGGACACGGACATGCGTGCGGAGCCACTTGTCCAGATTGATCGTGCGCCTGTCGTCGCTCATACGTCGCCCTCGTCGTTCTTCGCGCGCTTCCGTGTGCTGGCGATCCATCGATCAACCTCGGACGAATCTGCCAGCGTGATCTTCGCTTCACGGAAGTTCACGACGTAGTCGCCAGCCATGACTTCGTCACGCTCTTCACGAGCCGCCGCCATGTAGAGTCGGCGCACGTTGTTCTGCACCAGGATCGGCGGAGAGCAGATCGCAACCGCGCCGTCCACTGCGCCGATGACGCCGAACGATTCACCGATGTCGTTCTTCCTGATCGGCACCTTGTCTACTGCCTGCCGATTGACAAGGGCCGCGCTCCATACTACCACGTCCATCGCCTTCGCCAGGTCCGCCATCTCGTATGCCGTCGCGTACAGAATGTGCCGCACTTCGCGCTCGCTCTTGATCGAGCCCATGATGTTCAGATAGTCGAAGATCACCACGTCGATCTTGATGCCCTCGTCGCGCATGCGTTTGATGTCCTGCTCCACCATGCGGACGCTGGCCTTCTCTCCGGTGCGGCGCGTCTTCACGAAAATTTCCCCGGCCCCTGACGCGCGGAGTCCCTGGATCGTTTTCTCCAACCGATCGATCCGGCCGAACCGATCATCGGTCGTG